GGTCAATAAGCAGCGTCCATGAGTTTCGATATGTCAAGTCAAGTCAGCTAGGGACAGCTCAGGAGAATAAATCACTATGCGTGGACAGAAGCCCCCAGTTAAGCCACTCGGCAACGTGACCCACCTGCCCGGCATGCAACTCCACTATCCGCCCCCGCCCAAGGCCTTACATGACGGCCTCGAGCGTGAGTGCTGGAACGAGGTCGTCCGGGAGCTGGTCAACCGCAATATCTGGGATAGCGACATATCCCATATGGTGCAGGCCTATTGCGTGCAACGGGCCCGTTTTATCGTTGCCAACGAAAAGGTCCATGAGGCTGGGCTCATTTTGAAGACCAAGCGGGGGACCGGTACGCATAACCCATATGTCGGGGCCTCGAACACCGCCTTTGACCGTATGGTGCGGTTGGGGCAGGAGCTGGGTATGACCGCGGCTAGGCGCACGAGCGCCAAGAAGATCGAAGCGCCGCGTGGGGTAGCAGCAGATAAGTTTCTCAAGCGCGGCGTGGCGTGACTTGGTCAGCAAGCGCAAGAGGAAGCTGCCTCCCGAGCTCGAGAGGCTGGCCGAAAGGCCGCGTCGGGTTCGTCCTCGCCTCGATCCCGTAGAGGCCGACCCTATCCGCGACTGGGCAGACTCAGACCCGGCCACTGCGTGGGCCCGCCAAGTAATTGCCGGCGAGATCATTGCCGGCGAGATGACCAAGCAGGCCGCGCAGCGCCATCTTAATGACCTCGAGCGTAGCGACCTCGTTTGGGATAAGACCAAAGCCGCGGACGCCCTTGAGTTCTTTCCCAAGGTCTTCACCGTCACCGCGGGCGCAGCTAGTGGCCAGCCATTCAACCTGCCGAACTACCTGGCTTTTGTAGTCGGCAGTTTGTTTGGTTGGTATCTGCCCTCCGGCCGGTTGCGTTTCCGCGAGGCTTGGCTGGAGATCGGCAAGGGCCAAGTCAAGACACCGCTTGCCGCCGCCATCGGATTATATGTGATGGGCTGGCGCGGCATTGCCCGTTCCGAAGTCTACACCATCGCGAAAGACCGCAACCAAGCTAACGTGCTGTTCTCCGATGCGGTCAATCTATGCCGGGCCCCTATCCCCGGTCCTATCAACCAGTCGCTCGAGTCCCGCCGCGAAGTGGTGATCCGCGGTACCGGTGAAATGGCGTGGATGATCGAGCACATGGCGACCGCGAGCAAGTTTCGCGTGCTGGCCAACGACGAGAAGATATCCGGTCCTAAGCCGACCATGGTTTGCGCCGACGAAATCCATGAATGGAAATCCGCTGGCCAGCTGGAACTGTGGAAAGCCGCACTCGTCAAGATGCCGGGCGATGCCTTGCTGATGCTGACTACCAATACCCCGGCCGCCGATCAGATTATGGCGACCGAGCTGAGTGAGTTCTACCAGGGCGTTCTCAAGGGCACCTTCAACGACGACTCGGTATTTGCATTCATTGCGCGCGTCGATAAGGACGACGACCCGATGAATGACGAGACTTGCTGGCCGAAGGCCTTGCCGCTGCTCAACGTCACCTACCCGGAAGAGAATGTCCGCACTGCGGTCGCCAGCTCCCGCCATCGCATCTCCACTTCCCTCACCACCAAGCGGCTGTACTTCGGCATCCCGGTTGGCTCCTCCGAGTACTGGATCGACCTCGATGCCTGGGAAGCGGTGCAGGGCCAGTTCAATATCAATGATCTCAAAGAAGCGCCGTGCTACCTCGGCCTTGACCTTTCGCAGAAGAATGACCTGACCGCCCTGACCGCGGTGTGGCGCAAGGACGGCAAGCACTACGTCAAGGTGTGGTACTGGCGGCCGCGCGATAACGCGGTGGAAGCCGGTAAGGCTGATGGTGCCCCTTACTTCGAATGGGGCGAGCTCGGCCTGCTCAACCTCGTGCCCGGTCTTTCCATCGAATACGAGTATGTGGCCGCCCAGGTGCAGAAGCTTTGCACCGAGCACCAAGTCAAGGCACTGGCGTTCGACCCGGCGCACTCCGTCGAGTTCCGCAAGGCCTGCGAGCGCATCGACTTCAAAACCTGGATTTGGAAGGAAGGCGAGACCAAGGGCCAAGGTCTCAAGATGGTGGTGCATAGCCAAGGCCGCATGGGGATGCACAGCAAGCAGTTGTTGTGGATGCCCCGTTCCATCCAGCTGCTGGAGGATTGCGTGCTGCGGGGCGACATCGTCATCGAGCGCTCGCCCATCACCACGTGGTGCAGCGGCAATGCCGCAGTCGAGTCCGATGCGCAGAACAATCGCTGGCTAATCAAGCACCGCCAGCGCGGCCGCATCGACGGACTGGTCTCGATTGCCATGGGCGTTGGGGTAGCACTCGCTGGCCTCGACGAAGCCCGCGAGCCTGAGTTCCAACTGTTGGTTTTGTGAGATGGCTACGCACCCACCAGAGACCGCCTACATCGGCGACGACTGGGTTCTCCAGCGCGATCTGCCTTCGGGAACCGCCGCTCCCGGCAGCTCGATGGAGTGGGTGCTTGCCACGCGCGGCGCTCTGGCGCAGACCATTGCCCCCGATGTTGCCACCGTTGATGACGAAGGCGACGGCAAGGTCACCGTTCGGGTGCCGCGCGACATTACCGCGACCGTTCCACCCGGTCGCTACTTCGACTCGTTGCGCATGACGCTCGACGATGTTGTGACTACTGAGGTGGTCGGACAAATCGAGGTCGTCAATCCCGGCTTCGAAATCCAGTCCGGGGACTCGCCGTGAGGTTCTGGCTTACTCGAACCGCCGCAACGGCAATTATGTCGGTGGATAATGCAAGTGTGACCGGGATGGATTATTCCGCCCTGCCGTCCAACGTCCGGTTGGTTGAGTGGCGCGATGCCGGCGATGGCGAGATTGAGTACAACGACCGTCCACCTTTGCGCGAGCAGACCTTTGATGTCATCCCCTACTGTCCTTACTTCGACCAGTTCCTGACCAAGCTTACTGGCGTCACCTTGGCGCAGGCTAAGAAGGTCAAGCGGGATTTGATCGCAGAGATTTACGAGACCAAGCGTCAACTGCCTTTTCACTATCCGGTTGCGGCCGGGGATTACTGGTGGGATGCCAGCGACGACAACATGGCGTCGTCGGTCATTCCCTCGGTGCAGAACTCTATCGCATCCATCAACTCAATTGTTGCTAGTCTGAATACTACAATTCCAGCGATCAGTACCAAGATCACCGGCAGCCAATCACAACTCAACTTGGTGAACAACGCAGGCTCTGGTCTGCTATCTGAGATCAATGCCGGACTAATAACTCAGATCAATGCCATACTTGTGTCTGCCATCAATGCCATCTCCGGCCAGTTCTATGCGTGCGTGGTCGCCCCCGGCAATAGCCTGATCACCTACCTAAACGACACTGTGCTTGGCTACCTGGACCTTCCGGCCAACACCGTGAATGCTAAGTTGCAGGCGGGAGCGAGTATTGGTTTGACCACCGACATCGTTCATCATCTGACCGATCCGTTTAATGGCTATGGGTCGGGGGCAAGTGCGACCAACCTGAGTTTCATGACTACTCCTTTCCCATCCAACATAACTGTGGCTGGAGTACCGTGGACCCCGCTCGTCAATGTTCCGCTATCTAATTCAGGATGGATACCGGTGGGCGGGACGGTGCCGGTTACTGTGACGCCGGCCGAAGCTGCTGCGATCATGCAGGGCATTGCCGCCCGTAGCAATGATCTCAGTATCAAGAAGAACACCAAGATCGGTGAAGTCAACGCTTTGACCACGGTGGCTGCGGTGATTGCTTACGATGTCACAGCTGGGTGGTGAGCATGACGATGAAGCACTACGAAGAGCTCGAGGCGGCTCGTGGCGAGACCGTTAGTGAGATTGCTGACTGCCTATCCCGCCTTGCTCGCGCCAGCTACCTGCTCTCTCCGGCTCAGCGTATATTCATCGCGGAAGAGCTGCGCAACGTAGCCGACCAGTTCGACAAAGGTAAGGGCGAGAAGCTGCGCCTTCGTATCCAGCGCGGCCGCTTCAAGCTGGTAGCGCTCAAAGGCCCCAACGGCAAACCGGTGTTCCGCCTTACCTGACGGGAGATTTCCCGATGGTCACCAAGATCACGCCCCATGATTCAGAAGACCATGACGACTTCATCGATCGTTGTACCGATGCCGGCTACGACGAGGACGAGTGCGAACTAATCTGGGATGAGGAAAAGACCATGGGCGCTGCAGCTCAGAAGAAGCCGCGTGACGTATCCGGCGCGCAGGAAGCCATCCACATCAATGAGAAGGCCGCCAAGGATGATGGCGTCGTTACCTTCATTCTGAGTGACGAAACGCCCGACCGCATGGGCGACGTCATCATGGCCAATGGCTGGAAGCTGGCCAACTTCAAGCGCAATCCGATCGCACTCTTCGGCCACCGTTCTGACTTGCCTATTGGTAAGTGGAAGAACTTGCGCATCGAGAACGACAAGCTCAAGGGCGACCTCGAGTTCGCCGAGAAGGGGACTTCGCCGCGCATCGATGAAATGATCTCGTTGGTAGAGCAGGACATCCTGCGCGCCGTCTCCGTCGGCTTCAAGCCGCTCAAGCACGAGCCGCTTGATGAAAAGGATCCATGGGGAGGCGTTCGCTTCCTCCAGCAAGAGCTACTCGAAACATCCCTGGTCTCGGTTCCGGCCAACCAGAATGCTTTGCGAGTTGTGCGGTCACTCGGCATCTCCGAAGAGACCCAGCAGATGGTTTTTGGCAGCACGCTCGTCGCCAAGGATCAAGGTGCTACGCAGCAGCGACGAGCTGCAGGTTCGGCAGTTGTGGTTAAACAAAAGGAGGCCAGGATGGCCAAGCGAACCATTGCCGAGCAGATTGCCGGCTTTGAGGCGACCCGCGCGGCGAAAGCCGCGAAGATGGAAGAGATCATGGATGCGGCTTCGGACAAGGGCGAAACCCTCGACCAAGGGCAGCAGGATGATTATGATGCTCTCGCCGACGAGGTGAAGTCGGTCGACCAGCATCTCGATCGTCTCCGCGTCCTCGAGAAGACCAACCTTCAAAAGGCGGTCGAAGTCCGCTCGACGGATCCGACCGAAGCCGCGCGTTCGCGTGGTGGTGATATCGTCCGGGTGGAAGGGATGCGCACCCGCGTGCCCAAGGGCATTCTTTTTGCCCGCCACTTCATCGCCCGGGCCTTCGCATCACTCAACCAAGGTGTGTCGCCGGTCGAGGCCGCCCGCAACTTTGGGTACTTCGAGCAGACGCCGGAACTGGAGAACATCCTCAAGGCTCCGGTCTTGGTGGGCACCACTACCGGCACCAATTGGGCCAAGCCGCTCGTCGAGCCGCAGTTCATGGCCTCGGAGTTCATCGAGCTCCTGGTCCCGCTCACGATCATTGGCCGCATCCCGGGCCTGCGCCGGGTGCCGTTCAATATCAAAATCCCGCGTGAGATCACCGCCGCGTCGGTCAACTGGGTCGGTGAAGGCGCGCCGAAGCCGGTCAGCGCCATGGCGTTCGACTCGATCTCGCTTGGCTTCACCAAGGTCGCCGGTATCGTGCCGGTTACCGACGAGCTGTTCCGCTTCAGCAACCCGGCAATCGAGACGCTGGTGCGGGACTCGCTACTGACTGCGGTTGCGCTCCTGACCGATCGCGACTTCCTCGACCCGGCCAAGGCCGCGGTTCCGGGCGTCTCGCCGGCCTCGATCACCAACGGCGTCACCCCGATCACTCCGTCGGGTACCAACGGCGACGCGCTCCGCGCCGACCTTGGCGCCTTGCTGCAAGTCTACGCTGCCGCCAACATGAGCGTGCAAGGGCTCGTGCTGGTCATGACTTCGCAGCAGGCCATCCGCATCTCTCTGATGCGTACTCCGCTCGGCACCACCGAGTTCACTGGCATGAGTCCTTCGGGTGGAGCGCTGGAAGGTATTCCGGTTATCACCTCGGAGAACATCGTGAGCCAAGGCTCGCCGCCGACCGGCAGCTTGATCGTGGCCATCAATGCGCCGGAAATCCTCCTGGCCGACGATGGTGCGGTGTCGGTTGACATGAGTCGCGAAGCCTCGCTGCAGATGGACAGCGCCCCCGACAGCCCGCCAACCGCGAGCACCATCATGGTCTCGCTGTGGCAGCGCAACATGGTGGCGTTGCGGGCTGAGCGTATGATTAACTGGATGCGTCGCCGCGATGGCGCCGTGCAGTACATCCAGAACGCCCACTACACCTAAACGGTTAAACCGTTCAACGGTTCTTAGAGCGCAACTTTAGGGGCAGCTTCGGCTGCCCCTTTTTATAGGAGCACTGGGAAACTCAAGGAGCCGATATGCCTAAGATGATCGCTACCAAGAAGTTTCGATATCCGAGCGGACCAAATGCCCAGGAGCACAACCCCGGCGACGAGGTTGATGTTCTGACGGATCGCGATGCCAAGGCCTTGCGCCTGATCAAGGTGGCTAAGGATGCGCCGCCGAGCGAAACCCCGAAAGAGCCTCCGCCTGCACCAAAGAACGAGAGCGGCCGGCCTACTCTCAAGCCGGAGCCGTCCTTGTCGCCTAGGTCGTCGCGCCCGGTGGAGCCGATGTCCACATCCTCGATGCGGGCCGAGAGTGGTGGGAGCTCGGAGCCTGATCCCTCGCAAGCGGGTCCGGCTCGTCGCCAACGTACCTACAAGCGCGATGACATGACCGCAGAAGAAAGCAAAGACTGATATGCGCCTGCTCGGCTTCGATCTGACCGTCACGCGCGCCACTCCTCCTGGCGCGCAGCTTATTCCCGGCGATCGGGGCCGTTGGTGGTGGCCTATTGTTCGCGAGCCTTACACTGGTGCTTGGCAGAAGAACGACTCTCTGCGGGGCGAAAACATCTTGGCGATGTATGCGGTGTATGCGTGCATCGAGCGCATCGCCAGTGACGTTGGTAAGTGCCGGCTCAAGCTGGTGGAGCAGCTCAAGCAGAATGACATCTGGACCGAGGTAACCTCGCCCGCGTTCTCGCCCGTCCTGCGCAAGCCTAACCACTACCAGACACGCATCCAGTTCTTCGAAAATTGGATTGTCTCCAAGGTTACTACCGGCAATACGTATGCACTCAAGGCGCGCGACGAGCGCAAGGTAGTGGTCGCGCTCTACTTACTTGATCCGCAACGGGTCAAGGTGCTGGTCACCCCGTCCGGCGATGTGTATTACGAGCTCAATGAAGACTATCTCGCCGACCTGCACCCGGACCTTTCGCCCAACGATCGCGGTCCCGCTGGCGATAGCTCGATTGTGGTGCCAGCGTCCGAAATCATCCACGACATGTGCACGATCAAATTCCATCCACTGTGTGGCGTGCCTCCGCTGATTGCGGCTATTGGCCCCGCCACGCAGTCGATGAGCATGGGCAAAGCGTCCTCGGTCTTCTTCCGCAACAACGCCACGCCCGGTGGTCTGCTGACAGCTCCCGGCGAGATCAAGGAAGCCACTGCGAAGCGGCTGAAGGAGTACTGGCAAACCGAGTTCAGCGGTGACAATGCCGGCAAGATTGCCGTGCTCGGTGACGGCTTGAAGTTTGAGGCGATGTCGGCCACCGCGGAAGCTTCGCAGGTGGCGGAGCAGTTCGGCCTAACTGCCAAGATGGTGTGCTCGGCGTTCGGCGTCCCGGCCTACATGGTCGGCGTTGGCGACCCGCCAGCTTACAACAATATCGAGGCGCTCAACACCCAGTACTATACGCAGTGCCTGCAGAAGTATTTCGAAGCCATCGAGCTGTTGTATGACGAAGGCTTGGGACTCGTGGACACTCCCAATCGCTGGCTTGGTACCGAGTTCGAGCTCGACGATCTGCTGCGCCTCGACACCTTGGCGTTGATGGAGACCATCGACAAGGGCGTGAAGGCTGGCGTCATGAAGCCGGACGAGGGCCGCAAGAAACTAAACTACAGCCCGGTTGAAGGTGGTGATGCTTGCTACCTGCAACAACAGAACTTCTCTTTGGCCGCCTTGGCCAAGCGTGACGCGCAGGATGACCCGTTCGGTAAGGTAGCCCCTCCGGGAACGCCGCAACTCCCGAAGCCCGCCGACGATACGCCACCACCTGATGAGGAGGCTGCGATGGACGATGATGACATCGTACTTGCGCAAGCTATGTTGCGTGTGCAAATCGAAACCAGGGCGGTGGCGTGATGAAGAGCCGCGACATTGCTGACATAATCGGCGCGATCGTTGCGCCGGTCGTTGGCGACTATGCCAAAGAATGTCGAGCCGCCTTAGCCGAGAGCCGGACGCTCATTGCCGAGTTGCGGGGCAGGCTGGAAGCTCTGGAACGGACCCCAGGTCCGGCCGGGTCGCCCGGTAAGGATGGGCAGGACGGGGCTACCGGTCCCGCCGGTCCCCCCGGTCCGGCCGGTCCCCCGGGGCCTCAAGGAGAGGCGATCCTAGGCCCTCCGGGGCCTCAAGGAGAGGCTGGAGCCCCGGGGCCGGTAGGTCCACGAGGGGAAAGCGAAAAAGGCGATCCTGGGCCGCCGGGCGCGGCCGGGGAACCCGGCCCTCAAGGTGTCCCTGGAGTTGCAGGCAAGGACGCCCCTCAACCCGACTCGAACGAAATCGCGCAGCGCACTGCGGCCATCCTGGAGCCGCCGCTGCGGCAGTACCTCGGCGAGCTGGTCACGAATGCAACTCGCAATCTGCTCATCTCCGACGACGAGAAGGGCATGAAGCTGGATGACGTGCGGGAGCTGGTCAACGGCATTGTGCAGGATCGCTTCGGCAAGTTTATTCCGAAGGATGGCGAGCCCGGCAAGGACGGCAAGGACTTCGAGCCTGAGGCTGTGCGCTACATCATCGAGGAAACGGTAGCGGCGTTGCCGCCTCCCCAGGACGGCAAGGATGGCGAGCAAGGTCCGCCCGGTCCAGCTGGCAAGGACGCCGATGAAGATGCGATTGTGATGCGCGTGGCGCGTGCGATCCCGATCCCCAAGGACGGCAAGCAGGGCGAGCCCGGTCCGCAGGGTCCCGAAGGTCCTGCAGGTAAGGACTACATCCCCGACATTGATGACGTGCGGCCGCTGGTCGTTAAGGTGGTGACGGAAGAGGTGGCCAAAATCCCGACACCTAAGGACGGCGCTGATGGACGAGACGGCATCGACGGCGAAGATGGAGTGGGTCTTGCGGGCTTCTTCATTGATCGAGAGGGCTCTGCTATCGCAACTCTTAGCGACGGCACCACGCACAATCTCGGCATCGTCGTGGGCAAGGACGGCCTACCCGGCAAAGACGGATTGCCGGGGAAGGATGGGCGTGATCTATCTCTCGCCAACCTGAGGCTCGAGCTCGACGAGCGAACCTTCCGCGTCAAGCACGCCGACGGCGAGGTCATCTTCACCTCGAAGATACCGGTGCCGCTCGATCGTGGCTCCTTTGTTCTTGGCAATGCTTACGAGTTGGCGGATGAAGTCACCTTTGCAGGGCAGGTTTATATCGCGACGCGAGATGGACCGATTGGCAAGCCGGGGGAAAACTCGGATTGGCGCCTACGCAGCCGGAAGGGACGCGATGGACGTGATGGTAAAGATGGCGCCCGTGGCGAGCGTGGCCCGGTCGGACCGACGGGAAACCCCAAACCAGACTTCGGCAAACACCCGGAGGCCTGAGTGGTTTCCAGACTGGGCTGGAGGCACCTGCGCTATCGTTGCCTCTGGTCCGTCCGCGGTGCGGGAGCCGTTCCACCTGCTGCAGGAGCGACGCGACATCAAGGTGGTCGCGATCAATACCAGCTTCCAGTTGGTGCCGTGGGCTGACATGCTCTATGCGTGCGACGGCAAATGGTGGGATCACTACAAAGGAGTACCGGAGTTCGCCGGTATCAAGGTTACCTACGATCGGGACGCGGCTCGCAAGCACAATCTTCATCGCATAGACGTGGCCCGGTTCGGCAACGATCTGCTGATCTCCAATCCGGGCTTGGTGGGAGCTGGCGGCAACTCCGGGTTTCAAGCGCTCAATCTTATGGTGCAGATTGGTCTTAGGCAGATCATCCTGATCGGCTTCGATATGCGGGTGGACGGCGGTGGGCATTGGCATCCCCGTCATCCGCATCCGTTATCTAACCCAGACGCGGCGTGCAACATTCCACGCTGGCGCAAGTCGCTTGATGGTGCAGCACGTAAACTACATGAGCTTGGCGTCAAGGTAGTGAACTGTTCGATGGTAAGCGATTTGAAGGCTTACCAGAAAATACCCTTGGAAAAGGTTCTGGCATTGCTCTGACTTCCTCACCCGATCAAGTCAGGCAATCCTGGACCGGGGCGACGCATCGTAGGACGCTGATCGCACCAATCACGTCCTTTGGTCCCGCGCTCGTCTCGGTTCTTGAATAGGAGAGGCTATGGATCCGGTGCGCATATACATTGGGGTAGGGGCGAATGACGAAGACCTAGAGTTTCAGGCGGTCTTGCACTACTCACTAGCGCGCAAGGCTAGCCAGCCGATCGAGATTACGTGGATGCGGCTTTCGCGTGATCCCAATTCCTTTTGGTACTCCGATCCGCAGAAGATGAAAGGGTGGAATACCAAGACTTGGTGGACGCCGTTCTCCCCTCTGCGTTGGGGAGTGCCGGCCGCCTGCAACTTCCAAGGCAAGGCTATCTATCTCGACGTGGACATGATCGCGATGGCGGACATCGCCGAGCTCTGGAACCAGGAAATCAAGGACGGTGCCGGGATGGTGGCGAAGCTCCCGGACATCTGCGTTTCGATGTACGATTGTTCGGCGATGAAGAAAGAGCTGCCGCCGATCGAGCAGATCAAGACGCATCCTGGCTTGTACCGGCAAGTGCGTCATCGTGTTATGCAAAAGCCCGGTCTAATCCAGCGCGCAGCTGGCGGCAACTGGAACTGCCTCGACCTCAAGCGCGACCGCGGCGGCGAGTACTCCAAGGTCGATGACCCTGATATCAAAATCCTGCACTTCACCAAGGTGGCCACGCAACCGCATCTACGGCATGCTATCCCCCGGCTGAAGAAGGAAGGGCGCAAGCATTGGTACGAGGCCCGGCAAGAGCCGGTGCATGATCATCCTCGCCGCGATGCGCTCGAGTTCTTTGACAAGCTGTTGGTGGAGGCAAGTGATGCGGGGTACGCGCTCGACAACTACCGCAACCCGGAAGGGCCGTTCGGCGACTACGGACGCTAAGAAACATTTTGAGCAGGCGCAGCGTTTCCTACTCACCGCCGAGCGCCAGTTCAATCTAGGCGAACCGATTGGTCCGGTCGTCTACCTCCTGCGCCTCGTCCTTGATGACTTGGTAAGACTAAATCAGGAGAGATCGCAACGTGGGGATGGGCGATGAACTCATGGGCGCTGGCATGGCTCGTGGGGCACAACGGGCGGGACATCGCGTCGCCTTCGGACACAGCGGCAAGATCACGTGGTCGAAGGAAGCGCATGAGATTTTTATCGGCAATCCGAATGTGGCTCCGCCGGGCGAGGAACGCGCTCTCGACCTGAAGTGGGTGCCGCACTATTCCGGCCACCGTCTTTACAATCGCTTCGACGGCAAGAACTCGCGGTGGATCTGGAACTATGATTTCCACGCCAAGCCGGGCGAGTTGTTCTTCCACCCGGGCGAGAAGGAGGCAGCCAAGGACCAGGACTTCATCCTGATCGAACCCAACCTTCCGATGTGGAAGAGCGTTTCAATCAACAAGAAGTGGGATCGCTACCAGGAAGTGGCTTATGCCTTGCTGTACCGCGGCTTCGACGTGGCGCAGTTCGAATACCCCGGCATCACGACCAAGCTGAATGGCGTCCGGCTCATCCCCTCGCCCACGATCCGGCGAGGTCTAGCTCGGATGGCGAAAGCCAAGCTCTACATC